GCCGCGGGTGACGCTGGCGCAGGCGGTGGCCGGGCTGGTGAATGGCAAGACGCAGCGGCAGCAGATGATCGACGATGTGGCGCGGGCGCTCATGCAGCGGGCGAAGAGTCGCGAGGTGAAGCCGGGCACGCAGACGGCGCTGGCCGCCCTCGTGGCGAGCCTGAAGCGCACGCTTGGCGCGGCGGTGAAGGGCGAGGCACTGAAGCCGGAGACACTGAAGATGGGCGAGCTGCTGGCCCGCACGTTTGTGGATCAGGTGGCGGAGGCTCCGCTGTTTGAGGAGGCGTGGAAGGCAGGCCGTGAGCAGGTGCGTGCGATGCTGATCGAGACGGGCCTGAGCGAAACGCAGGCGGAGAAGCGGCTGAATGAGCTGATGCCCGCCACGCCGACGGTGGCCTATGCGCCTGGCATGGTGAAACAGGCGGTGCAGCGTGGTTTTGAGCAGGCGGGCTATGGCCAGACGCTGACGACACGCATGGACCGCAGCGGCCAGCGGCAGGTGGATGTGCGGGCGGAAGCGCTGCGCAATCCGCAGAAGGCCATGGAGGCGGTGATGAAGGTCTGGGATGAGGAGGCCGATGCGGCCGGCATTTCACCGGAGGCCTGGGCGCAAGGTCGAGCACTGGCATGGAAAGCACTGGGCGAGACCATGCAGCAATGGCAGGCGCAGCAGCAGGCGACGCAGGCCAAGGCGGATGCGGCGGCGAAGGCGAAGCTGCTGGAGAAGGACAGCCCGGCACTGGCGAAGCTGCTGAAGTCGCTGAAGGATAAGATCGCTCCCGGCATGAGCTGGGCGGACATCTTCATGGACATGCCCAGCTCGCAACGGGAGCGGCAGCGGGAGATTTATCGTCGCCTCATGCTTGATGAGCGGCTGAAGGATCTGACGATGGAGCAGCGGTTGGATTTGACGAACGAACTGGACCGCGCCTGGCAACGGGAACGCAAGGCGGTGTTTAATCGCGAGCTGGAGAAGGCGGGCATCCTCGGCGAGAAGGACAAAGGAGATCGTGACAAGGTGAAGAAGGCGCTGCCGAAACTGCTGCGCATGATCAACCTTGGCATGTTTAACTCGGAGATGTGGCGCGAGATCGTGGCGCCGGAGTATGGTCTGAAGATGCTGACAGCGGCAGACACCGCGCAGCTTCGCGCCATGGCGGAGGCGGCGTGGAAATTGCCAGAAGGTGTGATCCGCAATCAAAAGCTCCGCGATTTGCTGAACGCGATCCAGAAGAAGACGGGCGCAAGCTGGGTGGAGGTGCTGAACTCCTACTGGACGGCGGCGGTGCTCTCCGGACTGCGCACGCAGTTTGATACCTGGCTGGCAGCGGTGAATGGCATGGGCACCAACCTGATGCAGATCGGTGGATTGATCGCTCGCGGCCAAGGCCGGGCGGCCATCGACGCGCATGCGCAGTGGTGGCGCGGGCTGTTTGAAGGGGTGCGCGAGAGCGGACAGATCCTTTTCAAGGGTGACACGAGCTATCTGAAGCGCTTTGGCGCGGATCTCAAGAAAGCGCTCGAAGGTGAAACATCGGTGACACCGGTGCCGCTGGGAGAGAACCTGTGGCAGAATGGCAACACCTTTCAGAAATACGGGCTGGCTCCGGTGATGATGTTCACCGGCCGGCTGATGGCGGCCGCGGACCACATCAACAACACGGCGACCACGCAAAGTGCCATCGCGGTGGCGCGGGCGCTGCATCCCGAGCTTTACCAAGGCAAGGTGGGCTTCACGGCTGCCGAGCGGGCCAATGCCCGAGCCCAGGCGCTGCGGGAAGTGACCGGCGGACGCGAGCCGCAGACGAGCGAGGAACGTGCCACGGTGAGCGCTCGTGCTCGCGAGATCCTGAACGGCAGCCTGCAAGCGGAGGACTACGCCGCCGCCAGTGAGATCGGCGACATGGCGGCCTATCAGAATGATCCGACGGGGATGTTCGGTTACATTTACAATGCCATGAAGCAGGGGCTCGGCACGATCCAGCGCGGGCTGAATGATTATGCGCAGGACGTGACGGCCAATCGCTTTGCCCGTGTCGCCGCAGGTGTGATGGCGGGCTCACTGCATGGCGTGACGGGCACGCGGTTCATGCGCTTCGGGGCTAACTTTGGCGCGGATATGACGCGCTACATTCCCGGCAGCTATGTGCTGGGCAAGGCAGGGTTTTACGGTCGCGAGGTGAGCCGGGCGCAGCAGGAACTGCTGCTGGGCAAGAACCTCGTGGGCCTGATGCTGATGAGCACGCTGGCGGCGGTGTTTCTGAACTCCGATGACGAGGATGAAGGCTGGCAGATCGAAGGTGATTGGAGCACGCTGAATCCGCAGCAGGTAAAGGAACGCATGGCGGCCGGCCTCGAACGCATGACGCTGTGGAAACGCGAGAACGGGCAGGTGCGCCGCGTGAGCTACAAGCAATGGCCGACGATGGGGCTTTTCTCCGTGGTCGGTGGCATGCTCGACGAGAAGCGGCACAAGCCTGCGCAGTTTGCCCAGCACGGCACGGCGGGCCATCTGCTGCGTGGCATTGCCACGGGCTACACGCAGATCAAGAACGTGTCAGCGGTGCGGAATCTGGTGGAGTTGTTCGGCGAGCCGACTTTCTCTGCGGATGCCGTCAATGGCACGATCGACAAGATGATCAAGACGGGCACCAACTTTGCGGGTGGCTTTGTCCCGACGCTGATCAAGGACGCGGACATCTGGACCGATCCGCGCAGCTTCAAGCCCGAAGGCGTGGCGGAGATGATGCTGCGCAACACGCCGATCCTGCGCAAGTATGTGAACGACGGCCGCCCGCAGCTCAATCTGCTGGGCGAAGAGGTGAAGCTGCAACGAGTGCCGTGGTCGCGTGCCTACACGAACGTGCAGAGTGCGGAGGCGCATCGCGTGCTCGGTGCCCTGCTGGCCCGTGGCCTCGCCCTGCCGATGCCGAGTGATGAAGTGAAGCTCTACCAGAACGGCGTCAAGGTGCCGCTGGAAACGCTGGGCCGCGAGGCGGTGTGGCAATACGAACGTGCCGTTGGCCAAGGCTATAAGGACTGGCTGAGCACCGACGGCGCGGCCCTGCTGACGCTGCCGGTGGATCAGGCGGAGAAGGCAATTCAACGCCGGGCCGAGACGATCAAACGCCAGGCGCTGGGGAGGGTGCAGCGGTGAGCGTTTCCTCGCACGATCCCAAAGGTGCCGCCGGTGCGCTGAAGCCGCAGCTTCAACTGCTGCCGCCGGTTTTTAACGAGCAGGTGGCCGGGGCGCTGAGTCTAGGCGCGGCCAAGTATGGGCCGTGGAACTGGCGTGAGCATCAGGTGGAACTAATGACCTACCTCGGCGCCATGCGTCGGCACATCGACCGCGTGCTTGATGGCGAGGATCTTGACCCGGAAAGCGGTGCTCATCACCTCGGCCATGTGGCCGCAGGCTGTGCCATCGTGCTCGATGCGGCGCGGCATGGCACGCTAGTGGATAATCGGCCAAAACGGTGATTTGACACGCGTGATACACTGGCGGCCATGAAAACCCTCTCCATCCTCGCCGCCCTCGTCGTCACCGCCATTGCCCTCTATGCCGCCGATGGCCAGCCGCCTCTGCCTACGGGCGGGCAAGTGGGCCGTTTCCAGCTTTGCCAAGGAACCAGCCCTCGGGCCAGTGCGGCCGGCCCGCCCACGCTTTACCGGATCGACACGGCCACCGGTCAAACATGGTCGCTGGATGCTGCCCCCATGATCCAAGCCGATGGCAAGCCGCCTCCCAGTGTCGTGGTCTGGCTGCCTGTTTGCGAGGAGGGAGACACTCTCCACAAAGCCGCCCAGCAAACGTGGGGCATCAATCGCTGAGCATGCTTTGTGGCATGCAGTGTGACATGGCTAATTGCTTATGTGCTCGAAGCCTTGATAACCAATGGAAAGCGCCGTTGTTTGCAGCGGGCTTAAAATCCGCTGACCTGCAAAGGTCTTCCGGGTTCGAGTCCCGGCATCGGCACTGGGGAAATGGAAGTGTGCGCAGGGGAATTGGGTGCTGAGTAGGTGGGTGAGCGGCTGCAAGCGTGGGTGTTTAAATGGTGAATATGGGTGAATATGGGGTTGACGGAGTGTGACGTGTGATGTTACAAAGTGTGACATGGACACTCAACAACGAATCGACTGCGGGTATTGCCCGGCGTGTAAAGCGGATCTTAAACTGGAGGCGGATGCGCGGATGCGGACGGGCTATGCGGTGGTGTGTGATGACCCGGATTGCCCGGATGGGGGTGGTGCATGGCTGGCGCAGGAGTGGCTGGTGCGGAAAGCTCAAACCTTGAACTTGCTGCCATGAGTTCACTGAAACGCAAGATTGCCGGGGTGAAGGTGCGCTTTTACAAGCGGACGGCGGGCTCGAATCTGAGCATGGATTTTGAGGTGGAGGGGGAGAGGTTTCAGGAGTCCACCGGGTGGCCGCATATTGCGGACGCGGAGCGGGTGGCGTTGCGGCGGATTGAGGAGATCAAGGCGGCGCGGCTTTCGCTGGGGGCGCAGGCGCTGGTGCGTGGCTCGATGGCGACGGTGGGGGATGTTTGTGAGGCGCTGATGCAGGGGGACAAGGTGATGGAGGATCGGACGCGGACGACTTACTTGGCGGCGCTGAAGCGGCTGGCGCGGGTGGTGGATGAGGACCGGCCGGAGGGGGTGCCGCTGGATGCGGTGCTGAATCGGGCGGTGTTGGAGCGTTTTGTGAGCGAGGGGCAGGGTCGCGAGGGGCGTGGAGTGAACTGGCACGATGCGCTGCCGGAAAATGTGGGGCTCAACTCGACGGTGCGGAATGCGTCGAGCGTGTTTCAGGAGCGGATCGTGGAGAGGCACTTGAAGGGGCTGCGGCTGCCGCCGCTGGAGCCGCTGCGGAAGTTTCCATCATTGCCGACGCCGCCGACGCATTTTGTGCCGTGGCCGGCGGAGAACCTGGCGGCGATGGATGCGGCGGCGCAGGTGCTGAAGGTGGAGAACCCGGAGCTTTACCTGTGTCATATCATGTTGCGTCGCTTGGGGTTGCGGGATGGTGAGCTTTTGCAGGCTCGCATGGCGTGGGTGCAGTGGAATGAGACGGAGGGCAAAGCCTGGCTGGATGTGCGGCCACGGGCTCCTTTGGGTGGGGAGCCGGGTTTTCGTTTGTTCAAGCATGGCAAGCCGCGGCGGCTTGCGCTGGATGCGGAGATCCAAGGGCTCCTGAAGGGGCGCACGGGCTTTGTGATTGCAAATGGTGCCAAAGACTCGCGGCGCTACGATTTCATTTATCGGGATCACTGCGATTGGTTGCGCCCGTTTGTGCCGGGGGATCGCAGCCAAGTGAACCATGAACTGCGGAAGCTAGGGGCAAGCGTGGTTTATACGCAACACGGGATTGCGGCGGCGGCGTATTTCTTGGGAGATTCCGTGGCGACGACGGAGCGGTATTATGCCGCGTGGATGGGCGAGGCTCCGGTGGTGGCGTGGTGAGTTTCCGGTTTTGCCGGTGCTATCCACTTCGTTCGAATTATTCATCATTCCAGCACTGACAGCGCGGATCATCGTTCCCGCAGTGTCGGCAAAAGTTGCGCATGATTTCCATGCGTTCCTCGTCTGACAGCATCTGCATGGCGGCAACAATCTGCTCAATTGTTGTTGGCAAATCCGAATCAATCAATTGCGGTTTTGGTGATTTTGCCATGATGTTTAATGGTTGATTATGGTCATTTGGGAGCGCCCTGAATTACGGCATTGGATGGGATGGCGGAAAGTATTTCCGCCTCGATGACGGTGCTGCTTTGCTGTTCGAGGGCGGCTTTGGCGGCGGCGGCTTTGGCGCGGGCTTCGGCGAGGCGATCCTGGGCGCTGAGGGTGACGACGGCTTTGATTTCGGTGGGCATGCCGTTGAGGCTGCGCTCGATGTCGTGGGACATTTTGGTGGCCATGCCGACGGACATGAGATCGGACTTTTTGGCGTCGGGGATGAGCTCGGCCATTTTGCTGGTGCCCTGAAGTCGGGCAATGGCGGCGTTTTTGGCGGCGAGGTCGGCGAGCTGCTCGATGCTGAATTCGGTGCGGATGAGGGCGGCGATGGTCTGGCGGGACTTGTCGATTTCGAGGGCTTTGAGCTCGCGCTGGAGGTCGGAGATGGAGGTGATGCCGTGCTGGGTGATCATTTCGATGCAAACGGCGTAGGATTCGGGATCGTTGGACTTCCAGTTTTTGGCGGTGTGCTCGCGCCAGGCGTCGATGGGACGCGGGGGGAGATCGGCGAGGGGGAGAGCGGGCGTGTCCATGGGGAGGAATGAGGAAACCAGAATGAGGAATGATGGCGTAAGTGTCAGGCGGCGTGGGTGAAGGCAATGACGTTGGGTGATTGGGGCAGGGCGTCGAGGGGGCTAGTGATGGTGGCGGCGAACTGGGGGATGCAGTGGAGATAGACCTGGGTGGTTTCGGCGCTGTTGTGGCCGAGAAGTTCCTGCACCTGGGTGATGCTGGCGCCGCTGGCGAGGAGATTGGTGGCAAAGGAATGGCGCAGGGTGTGGGCGGTGATGCGTTTGGATAGGCCGATGCGGCAGGCGGCGATTTTGAGAGCTTTGCCCAGGGTGTTTTGGTGGACGTGGTGACGGCGCACGATGCCGGTGCGCGGATCGGTGCTTTGATTGCTGCCGGGGAAGAGCCAGAACCATGGCCATTCGCGGCCGGCGTTTGGCATTTTACGCTCGAGGTGATCGGGAAGATAGACGGGATTGGCTCCGGCTGCGCGGTCGCGGTCGTAGAAAACGCGGATGCGGTCGAGATGGGCGCGGAGGGTGAAGACGAGGGAACGGGGCAAGCAGGTGATGCGGTCTTTGTCGCCTTTGCCACCGCGCACGGTGATGAGGCAGGTGTCGAGATTTACGTCTTTGACGCGGAGGGCCAGGAGTTCGGATAGTCGGAGGCCGGAGCCGTAGGCTACCTGAGCCATGAGGCGGGGGCCGGATGGCATGGCTTCGAGCAGGCGGCGCATTTCGTCTGGACTGAGCCAGGTGGGCAGACGGGCGGGGCGTTTGGCGCGGGCCCATTTGCCGAGGTCGCCGAGGGGCTGACGCAGCACGTCGCGGTAGAGGAAGACGATGGCGTTGAGGGCTTGGTTTTGAGTGGAGGCGGAGCAGTGCGGGGCGAGCTTTTCCAGGTAGCCGCGGACGCGCTCTTCTCGGGTTTGCTGCGGGTTTTGCCGAATGTGCTTGGCGAAACGTGTGATCCATCCGGCATAGCAGGTTTCGGTGTGGTAGGACAACCTGCGCATGCGGCAGATGAGACGCACTTGTTCCAGGGTGTCAGTGATGGTCATGGTGTGGTTTTGCTGTGACTACTTACACTTTTGGTGTGGATAATCAGTGTTCTCTGCTGTCGATTCCGGCTGTTTCATCATCGGTTTCATCAGCTTTTCTTTGGCTTCAGAGGGCAAGCCCCATGGTGACGTTGGTCCGTTGGTGGATGATTTTTGCATAGTCGGCGTTCAGTTCGAGAAGGATGGCGCGGCGTCCGAGTTCAAGCGCCACTTGGCCCGTGGTCCCGCTGCCGCCGAATGGATCGAGCACCACGTCGCCGGGATTGCTGCTGGCCAGGATGCAGGGCTTGATGAGATCCGGCGGATAGATCGCGAAGTGGGCATCTTTACATTGCGAGACGGGGACTTGCCACACGGAGCGGCGGTTTCTCATATCGCCCTCACCATCGTATGCGGTGCCGCTTCGGCCACTCCCGTTCTTTCCTGCTCCAGTCGCTTTTGCCTTTCTGCTTGGCGCTCTGTCGGACTGAATTTTCTCGCGGATCGGATGGTATAGATACTGATCCTGCTTGGAGAACATGAACAGATGCTCGTGACTTCTGCTGCACCGGTCCTTTACGGCCTCCGGCATCGCGTTGGGTTTGTTCCAGATGATTTCTTGCCTCAGCATCCACCCGTCATTGATTCTTGGGATTGAGGATTCCTGGCACCATGGGCAGACTTTCCACTCTGGCTGTTCATCGTCATTCCTCCACTCTGACAGTGCTTCCCATTCGCAGCAAAAGACGCAAGTAGCTTCCGGTTCTTGCATGGCCAGCGCCACCCTCCACGGCATTCCCATGAGCCGCTTGTCCTTGTGGCTGTCACCTAAGTTCAACCATAGAGTGCCGGCCGGTCTGAGCACGCGCCGCACTTCGCGGAACACGTCCACTAGTGCTTGCACGAATGCTTCAGGCGTCTCCTCTTGGCCGATCTGCCCAGCGTGTCCGTAGTCACGCAGCCCCCAATACGGTGGCGATGTGACGCAGCATTGCACGGATTCGGAGGGCAGCTCCCGGAGTAGTTCCCGGCAGTCACCCACCCGCACATCCAAAGAGATGATGGGAGATGATGGCAGAGAACAAGACGCCGCATCCGATGGGCATAAGCTTTCCAGTTTCATATCAGGTTCGTTTCAGTCGCGCCCACGGATGGGCTAGTCGTTCGGCTTCACCATTGCGCGAAGCTCCTTCATTCGTGCCCGCGTGATCGGCCATCGCCCATCTTCCCAATCTTTGAGCTTCAACCTTTCGAGTGACGGGCCGTAGATTCGATCTTGCAGCCTCCTGACTAGCTTCCTGAGTCGGAATGAACGCGCCCATTCCGCGTCGTTTTGAGCGTCCCAAAACGCCTTTCGGAGCCGAATAAGACGATGGAGAGGAACCGCCCTGGGCGCTGGTGTAGTAGAGTTCATTCTGGCTTGGATGTTGAGTGTGTTTGCGGAGTGGCGCTGTCGGGGCGGTCCCTCATCTCATCGTTCTCTGACTTGCGTTTATTTCTCGGCCTGCGGAGCGACTGAATCGCTAGGACTGCCTCGTTTGTGATGGTCATGGTGCCGTTCTCCCGCTTCGCCACGGTCACACGATTGACGCCCAGGAGGCGGGCTACCTCGGCTTGTGTGCCGAGGCGCTCGCGAGTGGCTTTGTATTGCTCAGGCTGCACACCATTCCCCCTTCGCCATCTTGCGCTTGCCTTGGTATTCGTGCCAGACTTCGCCGGTCACTTTGTTTTCGCACACGCGATAGGCCGTGTGAGACTTCATGTTTGGCGTCTGAATCCATTCGCCTTTGACCACCGCAGGAGCGGCAGCGGCGAGCACCTTCAGGAACTTGAAGTTCACCCAGGTGCGAGGGCTGTCAGTCCAGCGCACGCGGGCGCGCTCGCCGTTGATTTCGATCACTTCGCCTTTTCTCCCGCCCGTGTAGTCACTGGCGATCCGTTCAACTTGAGTTCCGATTTCGATTTTGTTCATGGTGGTCATTGGGTTACGGTTGCTAGTGTAGCATTAAGCTACACGCCATCAAGCCCTATTTGAAGTATTTTCACCAAAGTCAGAGAACCATCACATGCAGGCAACGGCTCGAAGGCTGTCTGTCGTGTCAGCCATGCGTGTCGCTCGCCGTCGCCTGATCTGAAACGTTCTGCCCTGCGCTGGTAAATGCGGGGCGGTGAGGAGGTCGCCGGTCAAAGCGTTTGCCCATGTCGGCGGTGGCGGTCATTTGGGGCCGAGGATGAGGTTGACGGTTTTGACGAACCAGCGGGCGAGGGAGGTATCGGCCTGGATGGCGGATTGGAGGCGGTGCCAGGCTTCGAGGACGGCGGCGGGTGAGGTGTCGAGCTGGCCGGTGGTGTAGGCGGTGACGGCTTCGCGGAGCTCGGCGGGATCGGTGCCCTGAAGGGCGGCGATGGTGATTTCGAGGCGCGGGAGGTAGGCGGGCGGGCAGTCGTCGCGGAGGTAGGCGATGAGCCAGCGGCGGGCGGTGTCGTCATCGACGGCGTGGAGGAGCTGGCCGAAGCGCTCGGGACGGGGATGCTGATCGCGGCGGATGCTGTCGATGGTGCCGCGGTTGAGACCGGCATCGCGCTCGACGGAGTGGGCGCTGCGGCCTGGGTGCGTGCTGAAGTAGTCTTCGACTTGGACGGATAAGTAGCTCATGAGACTAGAGTATGAATCAATTCTGAGTTGATTTCAACATTTTTTTGTTGGGGGGGTGGGTTTGTTGGGTGGGTTTGAGGCCGTGGGTCGTTGATGATCGGGAAGGCTCAAGATGGCGGTCTGGAGGGCGTCGGCGAGGGTGATCTGGTGGGCCTGGGCGTAGGCGTGGAGGTGGGCGTGCGCGGTGGCGCTGACGCGTGGGAGGGTGGTGCGGCGTGGCTCGCTGAGGGCGGGACGGCCGCGGCGGGGCTTGCGGGCGGGTGTTTTGGTGCTAGGCTGGGGGTGCATGGCGTGCGGTGTAAGCTGGCGCTGTTTGTGATGAGCCCCCGGCGATTTGCGGTCGCTGGGGGCTTTTTGTTGGGAGGGTGACGTTGTTGACCTGGTTGACGTTGTTGACGGGGGTTAGGCGGTGCGGGTGGTGGCGTGGAGGCGGTGATCTTCGGCAATGATGTGGGCAATCATTTTCATGGCCTCGAAGCTGTGGAGCCGGATTTCTGCCTCGAAGCAGGGCCGGGGGCCGTCTCGATCTTCGAGCTGGCACTCGTGCGCGATGCGCAGGCCGGGCATATTGGCAAAGCCGTTGTGATAGTTTGGCCGACTTTCGCCGACGATGGCTTCGAGCTGTGACAGGCGATGCCGCACGAGCTGCTTGCGGGTGGCGACGGTGGCGGCGGTTTCGGCGTGCTTGATGATGTGGGCGCGGGCGGGATCTAGAACACGGCGGCGGAGATCGGCGGCGATTTCTTCGATGGGGCGGCTGCCGGTGAAATTGGCGCTGGGGCTGCCGTGGATGTGGCGCCCGTCCCAATCGCTGACGCTGGCGTGCCACTTGGGGCGGGCGTGCCATGCGTGATTCACGGACAGGAGGACCTTGGGCGAATGGATCCGGATGACGGGGCGCTTGTCGTTTTCGGCATGCGGGCGGGCGATGGCCTCGCCGCCCAAAAGGGCGGCGAGGCGCTGCATGAACTCGGGGGTTATTTCGGGGGAGTGCATGGCGATTACGCGAGAGCGCGGCGGGTGCTGTTGAGAGCGCCTGCGGAGCGGTTGAGGTTGACGCCATGGCCGGCGGCGCGGCCGGCCTCGCGGCCTGCGTGGCTGTAACTGTGGCGGGCGGTGCGGTTGCGAAGGTTCATGTTGGCGCGTGTCCATTCGGCGACTTCTTGCTTGCGCTTTTC